AACAAAGCAGGTGGCGCATTAGGTAACACATTTAACATCACTGTGAACGCTGGTGTGGGAACTGATGGTGCAGCAGTAGGAAGAGTTATCGTAGATGCAATAAAGAAATTTGAAAAGACCTCAGGTCCAGTCTTTGCGAGTGCCTAATGCCAGCACCAGCCACTAAAGTTGAAATCGGATTTGATTTATCAGCTCTAGGTGGACCGTTCTTTATATTAGATGATGCTGTTCAGGGTGTGTTGGATAACCCGACCTACACATTAGGTGGCACATTGTTTTATGATGTCTCATCAAAAGTGCTAAACGTCAGTGTTAATCGTGGTAAGTCCAGGCAGTTAGATAAGTTCACAGCAGGTAACTCTAATATCACATTCATAAATCAGGATCGTGCGTTTGATCCTCTTAATGCTTCTAGTCCCTACTATGGGCAAATTGTCCCTAGACGTACTGTCAGAATTACTACCTCAGGCTCAGCTGTGTTTTATGGATCTGTGGATGACTGGAACCTTAACTATGACATTTCGGGCTATTCGACTGCTGGGGCTGTCGTATCTGATGGTTTCACATATTTAGCGCAACAAGTATTGACAGCACATACGGCTGTCTCACAAACGTCTGGAGCACGAATCGGTGCTGTGCTAGATCGTGCATCTGTGGACTGGCCAGCATCTCTAAGAGATTTAGATGCAGGAGCGACCACATTACAGGCAGATGTCGTAGCTGATGGCACAAATGCTTTGGAATATTTGCAGTTAGTTAATTATTCTGAGCCAGGTAAATTATTTATGGGTGCAGATGGCTTCGTGACATTCAGAGATCGTACTGATGCACCAACATCTACAGGTCTGGTTACTTTCTCAGATACTGGTACTGGTATCCCATTTGTCGGAGTAGAAATCGTTTATGGCTCTGAGTTGTTATACAACTTCGTGCAGATAGAACGTAATAACGGTGGTACAGCTACAGCCTCTGATTCAGATAGCCAGAATCAGTATGGTGTGGTCGCTTTGGTACAAGAGGGTCTTTTGATGAACACTGATGCTGATGCATCATCTTTGGCTAATTATTTATTAGGTAAATATGCTGAACCTGAATATAGGTTTGATCGTCTGACTGTGGCACTCGAGGACTTGTCTAACGCTAATCAGGCATCTGTGCTTGGTTTAGAAATAGGTGACATAGCACGCATTAGGTTCACTCCTAATCGAACTGGGACACAGATAGACAAATACGCTAGTATTATCGCTATAGATCATGACATACGACCTATGTCACACAGAATTACATATGGCTTCGAAACATTAGACTTTGCGAGTTTAATTTTAGATGACAGCGTATTCGGTCTACTAGATGATGCATCTCTAGGCTTTTAAGGAGCATAGTGGCTTTACAAACATTCACAGCTGGTCAGGTTCTGACTGCTGCTCAGGTCACAGCCTTACAGGCTAATGATTACAATCAAACAGTTAATAATTACACTGACTCACGCACTTTGACTATTGCTGATTTAGGTGATCGTGTAGTTATGAATAAAGCAACTGCGACCACTATCACAGTTAATACAGGCATATTCGCAGCAGGCGACACACTTTGGATTCATAACATCGGTGCAGGTGTTTGCACTATTACAGCTGGAACAGCCACAGTCTCAACATCAGGATCATTAGCATTAGCACAAAACGCTGGTGGAACTCTTTATTTCACTTCTACAGGTGCTGCAATATTCTTTCCAACTGTTGCCTCATCAGCTCAAGGATTAACTTTAATAAATACAACTAGTTTTAGTGCAGTATCTAGTTTTTCATTAAACGCAAATACATTCACATCAACTTATGACCACTACAGAATTTATTTGAACATAACAACTGCATCAACGACTGTTGGTTACAATGTTAGATTTAGGGCTGCTGGTTCTGATAGTAGTGCTTCTGAATATGCTTTTTATTCACGCCATTCTAGTTCATCAACTGGTGGTGACACAAATACTCAAAACAGGAATCAAACAAGTGGTGTTTTGTTTAATACCTCAATCACCACAGACACACAATTATATGTAATAGATGTTATGTCTCCAAAATTAAGTCAAATTACTGCTTTGTTTTATCAATCAACTGGCGCAGTTGGTAATCATAATTATGGTACTGTTGTTTTTCAAACTACTACTTCTTTTGATAGTTTAAGTGTATTCCCAAGTACTGGAACTTTCACAGGCAATTTTTCTGTTTACGGATTGGCTAAATAATGGCAACTGAAAAAATAATTATTCAAATCGGTGACGAAGTACAAGAACTTAAAGGTGCAGACAAAGAAGCGTTTATCGCTGACAGAGAAGAATCTAATGTCCGATTTCTTACACTCGAAGCCGAGTATGAAGCAAAGAGAACTGCGCGTGCTAATGCGATTAACAAATTAGCTGAGATCGCTGGACTAACAGAAGAAGAAATTAACTCAATACTGTAATTCTGCAGTATTATCTGTACTAACTATTACACTGCGCAGATATGTGCAGGTATGAAATGAAATACAAAGTACTAACAGCTACAACACTCTGCGCTCTTATCGCATCACCATCATTAGCATTTACAGAACCATTTCCAGGAAGTTATCGTGAGACACGTGATATCACATGTCCAGCGCAGTACCCGATAAAGACTGGTGAGGGTGTTATGGGTGGTGGATACATTACTACCTGCTGGACCTCGCAAGCCTGGACATTACAGATGGCTGGTGGAGATGACTGGACTGCCTGGCTAAACGGCACCTACACTCCAGCACCAACTCCTACACCTACAGTGACCGTTACACCTGCACCACAGATTATAGAAAGAGTGGTAACAGTAAGTGGTGGCACTAATACTGTGATCCAGTATGTGCCTGAGGTTAAGTCTGAGCCTGTCACCAAAAAAGAGATTAGAGCTGAAATTAAGCGACTTAAAGGTGAAATGTCTAAATTAAATAAGAAACTAAAGAGACTGGTGGCGATATCCAAACCGACACCGTAGTAACAGGCGAGCCCTGGTACACAGTTGAGCAGATATTAGAGGCATACCATAGACGCTTTCAGGTATTAGGACATAAAAAACAGTTATGGCTAACTGATAAGCATCTAATAAACAGGCTCGCTAAGCGTGTGCATCCACAGTTCGCTACCACTGATGATCTTGAGCAGGTAATTATGCTATCGCCTGCTCAGGCCACCAGAAAGACAAATAGTAACCGTTACAAGATGATTTATAGGCATCTGATACATCTGCAGTTAGTACCTGAGGATCATAATCCTGCTGAGAAACTGGTGCGCATTAGGAAACCTAAATCGATGCCTAGACCATTTACAGCTGGTGAGGTTGCCACGATTATGGAATCAGCTAAAAGTCCTATGCGTGACTGGTTTATTTTGTCATGTTTTGCAGGCTTTAGAGCAGCAGAAATATCTCTGACCTGTGGAGCTGACTTAGAGGAGCATCAGGATGGGTACATGATACGTATCCCTCATGGCAAAGGTGGCACAGATCTAGCATTACCAGCGCACCCAGTTGTCGTGGAAATGATTAAGTCATATAAGACTCTGGGCAGATTATGGCCGACAGTTAAACCACACACTTTATCAACTTATGCATGTAAAGAGTTAAGACGATTAGGTATAAACAAGAAACTGCATTCTGGTCGTCACTATTTTGCTACTAACTGCTACTCCGTTTCAGGTGGTGACTTATTAGCTGTATCTAAACTTATGCGCCACGCTTCACCAGCCACGACAGCGATATATGCAGAGTTAGCATCACCTGTTGCTAAACAAGTGGTAAATGCATTACAAACTCCTGGGGTAGAATTAGGTAATCGTACTGAGGAGACTTCATGAGTATCACAATTATTAAAGATGTTGTAATGAGAGCATTTGCTCTATTTCTAGCCACAGCACTTCCAGCCATCGGTGTTGGCGCATTCGCTGGAGTCGCACCTATAAACTCGGCTGCTATTGCTGGGGGTCTTGCAGTTTCACGTGTAATCACAGATTTAGCAAAGGCTTTCTTGGATGATGGAAAACTTACACAGGCTGAAGTCGATGCGATATTTAAACGTGCTAATAAGAAAGATGAAACTAAATAATGGCGTTACCTATTAAAGATGGCAAGATCACCACAAAATATAAGAAGTTAGGCAAAATGTGGTCTAAGGGTTATCACACTGGTGTGGACTTCGCAGTGCCATCAGGCACAGATATTCTCGCAGTCGATGATGGTGTAATCGCTAACGCAAACTGGGGTAAATCCTATGGCACACAAATTGTTCAACAGGTTACCGTTAATGATCAAAAGAGATGGGTTATCTACGCACATCTTACAAAGTCATTAGTTAAACCAGGTGATGCTGTAGTAAAAGGCCAACACATAGGTGAGTCAGGTAACACTGGTAACTCATCAGGTCCACACTTACACTTCGAAATGCGCGACAACATCAGATGGTCAGCTGGTGCTGACTGTGACCCAGCCGAGATCTTAGCGAGATAAGATTCGTAGGTTACGCCTGCGACTATTACTACCATTAGCACTAATAGCTGTAATGATGTCATCTAGTGCATTCGCTGATGATGCACTCATAGAGTTATCACCAGATCAGCCATATGTAGATATGCCTATTACTGTAGAGACTCCTAGTACTGTGACTGTAACCACGACTACTGGTAATCCTAGAACACCAGGCTTTATAGATTCCTGGGTCGAGATATGGCAAAACACTATTCGATTAGGTTACAACGATGATGGTGCGCACTCAGCCACAAATTATCTGGCCTCATTATTATCTTTACCATTAGATGCTGGTACATATTTCATAAGAGCCACATCATATGCATGGGCTGTCACTAATGG